ACACTGTTACACATTAAAGTTTTTAAAAGATATTATGGATGAGTATGGTGATGAATCTGTAAAGGTTTATACATATTTATTTTATATGACATGCCCTAACCCAGATTTAAATCCTTTCTTTGATGTTCTAGAAACGGACAAAGAAGAAGTTATTCTAGGAGAAGTGGACGGAGAATTTTCTACAGAAGATGATCTTGTAGTGAATGGACTACGTATGTGTAAGAAGATGTACGAAACTCCTACATATAGAGCATACCAGGGTATTAAGATTGCACTTGATAACATGGCCGGCTTTATGGCTACAGAAAAGGTGACATCTGGTAGAGATGGATCTGCTACAGCTATCCTTAGAATTGCAGAAAGATTTGATTCAGTTAGACAAAGTTTTAAGGGAGTGTATAGAGACTTAATGGAAGAACAACAGTCTCAAGTTAGAGGGGGACAAAACTTAGCGTATGACCAATAGTAAAAGTATGAGAGAACCAAACAGAGAACGTAAACAAGAAATTAAATATCATGTAACTCTTAATGATGAACAAAGAGATGCTAGACGTTTGATTATTGAAAACCAGATTGTAATAGTTACAGGTAGAGCTGGTAGTGGTAAATCCTTAGTATGTGCATTAAGTGCACTAGACTTCTTAAATAAGAAGCAGTGTGACCAAATTTTTGTAACACGTGCCACTATAGAAGTAGGTAACTCTTTAGGATTTCTTCCTGGTAGTTTAGATGAGAAGTTTAATCCTTATCTAGAAGCTTTTCAGGAGAATCTTGTAAAGTGTGCAGATAAAGTGAAGATCCAAACTATGGTAAAAGATGAGAAGATCATTGCTTATCCTGTACAGTTTATTCGTGGTAAGACAATTGACGACATTCTTGTTGTAGAAGAAGCACAAAACCTTACTAAAACTGAAATGTTAGCTATTCTAACCAGACTTGGTAAGACAGGAAAGATTATTATTAACGGTGATAATGAACAACAAGACACTAAACATAGTGTTACAGGTTTAAGCTACGCTATTGAACTATCTAAAAAGATTAGTGAGATTAAATGGATCAAGCTTAAAGAAAATCACCGTAGTGATATTGTTGGTAGAATACTAGAATACGAGTATAACAAGTAAGTAGTAGTGTAGAGTGACGAAATTGGCAAACGTGCCCACCTGTCTCGTGGGTGTGGAGCAACTGATAAAGTCCACATGGTGGTTCGAGTCCATCCTCTACAGCATATTAGGTTGACTGGAATGTATCCTTTAACTGTAGAAAGGGCGGATACCTAGAGGTTAGAAATGCCAGTCGTAAAAGCAGATGTCCACGCACCCATCTTCTGCTTTCCTAAAAATATTAAATAAGAAAACTATGAAACAAGAAGTTTACACAGATTATGAAAACATCAAAGAGTTTGCACCTGTATCAGATGTAAAAGATGAGTTCATGCATGATTGGACATTTCATTTTAATCCATACACTGAGTTATGGAATGCTATTCCAAGAAACTTATACAATGCTTATTGGAGTAATTATGAGATAAAAGGTATACTACGTAGTAAAGACATTAACACACTCTTGTATTTATTGCATAGAGGTAAAGGTGATATTGATGCTGTGTATAAATTTACAGACACTGTTGAACAGAAATAATGTTTAGAGAAATACCTACATATGAAAATGGTCAATGGGATGTAACTACCTTTTATACAAGAGAGGAGCTTAGGGACTTCTTGTTGTCTATTTTTAAGGAGCCGGGTAAATACAACTTTAATGAAAGTAGTAAGATCTTTAACGAAGAAGGTCGTAAGTTTCAGAAACAAGGATATTATTGTGCAGCTCCTGTAAAAACCAAAGATTTTATTGCCTACTGGAATGATCAGAAAGCAAAATGTCGTAACGGTATTATTGTAAAAGATGGTGATCAAAAATGGTACATAAGTAGGGACTACTATATGTGGTTAAACTTTCTTCCTATTTATGATAAAGAAGAAAAAAGGTTTGACTTTGCTAAAGTGAGGGATGCTCAATACCACATGGCTCTATATGAACATCTTGCAGAATTACATTGGAAGCACGCTATTATTCTAAAGAAGCGTCAGATAGCCTCCTCTTATTTCCATATGGCTAAGCTACTTAACCAATATTGGTTTGAAGAAGGAGCTGTGTTAAAGATAGGAGCTTCTTTAAAAGATTATATAAACGAGAAAGGCTCATGGAAGTTTCTTAATGAATATAAGAACTTTTTAAATGAACACACAGCCTGGTATCGTCCAGCTGAGCCTGACAAGGTCGGGGCGTGGCAGCAACAGATTAAAGTGAGGATAGGTGGTCGTGATACTTATAAAGGTTTGAAATCTACGATCAACCTATACTCCTTTGAGAAAGATCCTACACATGGTGTCGGTGGACCTGTAACATACTTCTTTCACGAGGAAGCAGGTATCGCACCTAAGATGGATGACACATACGGATTTATGAAGCCAGCACTTAAGTCTGGACACATGATTACTGGTCAGTTTATAGCTGCTGGATCAGTTGGTGATCTAGATCAGTGTGAGCCAATGAAGGAGTATATACTACATCCAGAAGAGAATGGCTTCTATGGGGTAGAATCAAGCCTTATAGACAAGGACGGGACAATTGGTATCACAGGTCTATTTATTCCAGAACAGTGGTCTATGCCCCCTTATATTGATCAGTGGGGCAACTCTAAGGTGGAGGAAGCTTTAGAGGCTTTAGAGAAAGAGTTTGAGAAGATGAAAAAGGATTTAGATCCGGCAGCTTATCAACTTACCGTATCTCAGCAACCACGTTGTATTGAAGAAGCTTTTGCTACCCGTAAGGTGAGTGTGTTTCCTCCACACTTAGTTGCTCGTCAGATGCAACGTATCCAAGATAAAGAATACTCTGTAGAATATTTAGACCTTTCTAGAAATGCTGAGGGTAAGATAGTAGACAAACCGTCTAGGAAAATTCCTATTATGGAGTTTCCTATATCTAAGAAGACTGAGGACAAGGAAGGTGTGTTGTGTATTTATGAAAGACCTCATAAAGATCCACCATTTGGGATGTACTATGCTTCTGTGGACCCTGTTGGAGAAGGAAAGACTACTACATCTGAATCACTATGTTCTATATACGTATATAAAAATCCAGTGGAGGTTATTAAGGATGACGGTAACGGTAGAGTTAAAAACGAGATAGAACGTGACATGATCGTGGCATCTTGGTGTGGACGTTTTGATGATCTTAACAAAACCCATGAAAGACTAGAACTTCTTATAGAATGGTATAATGCTTGGACAGTTGTGGAAAACAACGTAGCTTTATTCATTCAGTATATGATAAGTAAGAAAAAACAAAGATATCTTGTACCAAAAGATATGATTTTGTTCTTGAAAGACATTGGTGCCAACCGTAACGTATTCCAGGAATATGGATGGAAGAACGTTGGTACACTATTTAAGGGTACAGTGTTGTCTTATGGGATTGAGTTTCTAAAAGAAGAGCTTGATCATGAGACAAAAGAGAACGGAGATATTGTAAAAACAATATATGGTGCTGAGCGTATACCGGATATTATGCTTCTACGTGAGATGCAAGCTTACAGAGATGGACTAAACGTGGATAGGTTAGTAGCATTTTGTGCTCTTATAGCCTTTGCAAAGGTGCAACAGAGTAACAGAGGACTGACTAAACGTGTAGAAGTTACAAAAGAAAACTTGGATAACTCCCAGAAATTTAGTAAATTAAATTGGAGCCCCTTTAGACATATCGGTGGCTCTAAAGGTAATTCTGGTGATAATCGTCCCCCTAGAAATGCTTTTAAAAACATGAGATGATACATATGGAAAACAATTCAGAAACCCTTCACGTACAAAAGGTTACTATTCTTTCTAGACTAATTAAGGAAACTTCTCTCACTCTAGAGGAGGCTTTACTACTTTTAAAAGAAGAGGAGAAAGAACCTGCAATTATCGGGACTACTGGATATGGTAGTATTACTATTCCTCCACTTGGGACTTGGAGCACTGGTACTAGTACTTCATTTTACACAGCACCACCGTCTTTTATTTCTACGTCAGGAAGCTCTACTATTACTAATACCGCTGAAGAATCAGCAGACTTAAATAATTAAATATCATGCAGATATACAATGCTCTAGATCTTAAATCTGGTAAAAAGGCGGATTATAACAAGATGGGTACTCTTACCCAGCCTATCCAGTTTATAGCTGAAAAAGAAAAGGATGAGGAGTGGAGAGCATGGAACCTAGATTGGCTAGAGTTCCAAGGTATGAAACAGCTTAGACGTAATGCTCGTAGACTCATGAAGAACTACAAGCTAGCTAAGGGTATTATTGATAAGGCTGACTACATTGTAGAAGAGGATAATGAGATGGCAGATCTTATTGACACTTTAACAAAGGAAGATGAGTCTGCATTAGAGCTTAAATTCTATCCTATTATTCCTAACGTAGTAAATGTATTGTGTAATGAGTTTTCTAAAAGAAGCTCACGCATTATGTTTAGAGCAGTGGATGACGTTTCATACAATGAGATGTTAGAAGCTAAACGTCAGATGCTTGAAGATGTACTTGTACAACAAGCTCAGATGAAGATGATGACTCAAATGATAGCACAAGGTGCTGATTTTCAGTCAGAAGAAGCTCAGCAGATGATGAGTGATGAAAACATTAGGACATTACCTGAGATTGAGGACTTCTTTAGAAAAGATTATAGATCTATGATTGAAGAGTGGGCTACCCACCAGATGTCAGTAGATGAGGAAAGATTTAAAATGCAAGAGCTTGAAGAGCGTGCATTTAGAGATATGTTAATTACAGACCGTGAGTTCTGGCATTTTAACATGAAAGAAGATGACTATGAGCTAGAGCTTTGGAACCCTCTTCTTACATTCTACCATAAGTCTCCAGATATCCGTTACATCTCTCAGGGTAACTGGGTAGGTAAGATGGATATGATGTCTGTATCAGACGTTATTGACAAGTATGGTTGGATGATGACTCAAGATCAATTAGAGTCTTTAGAAGCCATCTATCCTGTACGTTCAGCCGGATATGCTATTCAAGGATATCAGAATGACGGTACATACTATGATCCTACTAAGTCACATGAGTGGAACACTCAGATGCCATCTCTTGCATACAGACAGTTTACGTCATTATACGACACTAAGTTTGGTACAGGAGATATTGTAGAATGGATCTTATCAGATTCTGAAGATACTATTGACTTTGGTAAGTCTCATTTACTACGTGTATCTCAAATCTATTGGAAGTCTCAACGTAAGGTGGGGCATTTAACTAAGATTACAGAAGAAGGAGAAACTATACAAGATGTTATATCTGAAGAATATAAGGTTACAGATAAACCAATGTATAACACTTCTCTTTATAAAGAAAAGACTAAAGATAACTTGATCTTTGGTGAACACATAGACTGGATTTGGATTAACGAAGTTTGGGGTGGAATTAAGATTGGTCCTAACAGACCTGCTTTCTGGGGTATGAATAACCCTGGAGGTATAAACCCTATATATTTAGGTCTTAATGGTGGCAAACCAGGCAGAATTCCTTTCCAGTTTAAAGGTGACACAACATTATATGGTTGTAAGCTACCAGTGGAAGGTGCTGTATTTGGAGATAGAAACACCCGCAGTATTTCATTGGTAGACCTTATGAAGCCATACCAGATAGGCTACAACATTGTGAATAACCAAATAGCTGACAT